GCCCCACCTACTTTTCCAGAGCAGCTTGGCCTTTCTTGGTCAAACTTGGCTCCGACTGTATGGGAGTTAATTCCTTACTCGTTTCTCATCGATTACTTTACCAATGTTGGGAAGGTAATCGACGGTGTTTCTACTGGCGTGATATCTCTGGCTTGGGGCTGTCGCAACGAAGTTAAATCCTATTCCGCGGAAGTTATCTCCCGCGGATTTGATCATAACTACGCTGATACTGTCCCCACTAAACCATTTGGTGCCATTAGCCATGTAGGACACGGTGAAATCGCAGGTCCACTCTGTTCACGATCGACTTATAACCGGACAAAAGTAGAGCAAGTCTCCGTTGGTATTGGAGACTTAACCTTTAAATTGCCTGGAAGTAATCTTCGATGGTTGAACATCGCTGCTTTAGCAAAACTAAAGCAATAACCTCTACATACATTGTATGTAGTACAAAAGGAAGATTGACATGACAATCGCTCTTACCTCTCCGGTTACGGGTTCTGCCCAGACCGGTTTGACCTCTCCGACCTATACGGTCGTTGTTGATCAGCCCCCGAACAACTTCTCCAAACAGTATGCGGTTACCGCCCTTGGCGGCACGCAGACCGGAGTCGATGTTCATGGGGCCTCCAAACCGTTTACGGTGACGTTTATGCGGCCTGCGAATGTTCGCACCGCACCCGTCCCGAATCCAGTTACGGGGGTTATGCCAAATGCTCCGCGGAATGTTTATACCGTTATGGTTCGCAAAGGGATGATTCCCGGTGTGAACCAGAACCCTCAGGTTGCCGTGCTTCGTTGCGACTTTAGTGTCGTAGCGGGTGCAGACATCCAGGAGCCGGAAGACATTCGTGCTGCCCTGTCCCTGCTGATTGGCTCATTGAGCCAGCAGAGCGCAGGCTTGGGGGACACTCTCATTAATAACTTACTCTGATCATGAGCAAGTTACAATGGAAGTTTTGGTTGAAGGTTGTCACAGCTGTGATAACTTCACTTGCGGCATGTTTTGCCGCTAAAGACCAATTTCCCCTATAGTAGGTTGCTTATAGCACTTACGGAGAAACTGAACATGATCCCTTCGATCAACGCTCTTTTTCATTACTTATCAGAGGACCTCCATGAATATCAAGACGCTATCCGAACTCTCCTACAACCTTGCTTGCCTACCCGCCCCTGTGAAGAGGCGGACTTGCTTGACCAAGGAAATTTGGTCGGAGATCTCTTACGCCGTGAAAAGCGTGAGTCCTACGACCGCCTTCTGTGCAGCGGTTCTTGGGGAACACCACCAGGACCCAATCCGGGTAATGACGATGCTCCTCTTGAATCTTTCACTGAAGGATCAATTGGAGATGCTGGAAGTGCTTGGTACCCTGGAGCCCACCCTTTAACCGTTGCATGTAACAGCTTATTGCGGTCCTTGAGGAAGAAATTCCTCGATGAGACGTCGGGTAATGCTGATGATGTAGCGGTAAAAAAGTTCCGTGCAAGTAATTTACTTTGCAAGGAATGGGTGCCGATTACGCAGTCTTCGGGCGATGAGGAACTACTCGGCCTTCTCAAAAAGGAGGTTGATGACTTTCTTCACCCGTCTGGCGAACTCTTAATCTCATCCGTTGACCAGATATTTGATCTGGGGCGGTTGGGGCCTGGAGCTAGCCTTGGAGCAACTGGGGTCGACTTCTATTCGAAGTTGTTCTCATCCAAACTGACTGCAACGTCCTTTGAGGTGTACTATCAGTACGCCGAACGATGTGCAAAAGTGCCCATCTGGGGTAGAGCCGAATTTAATCGGTTAGCTACCTATGGGCTCCCAGACATCGTTTCTGAGTCTAGAGTTACTTTTGTCCCTAAAGACTTGACGCAAACGCGTTCCATCTGCACCGAGCCAACTCTGAATATGTATTTTCAGCTTGGGCTTGGGCAGATTGTGGCCAACCGGCTTAAGGATCACTTTGGTGTGAACTTAAGTCGTCAGCCGCAAAGGAACGTAAAGCTCGCAAGGATCGGTAGTCTCGATGGGTCTATTTCAACAATAGATCTTGAATCGGCTTCCGACTCTTTTTCGCTGTCACTTGCGCGTGAGATCTTACCGGGTTGGTTTTATGACCTCCTGTGTTTGTATAGAACGCCAAATACGGTGATGAAGGGTGAACGGGTGGAGCTACACATGGTCTCCACAATGGGGAATGGTTTTACATTCCCATTGCAGACTATGTTATTCTCATGCGTCGTTCGAGCGGTTGCTTCTAGTTGTGGGGTCCGTTTAGGCCTTGCTTCTAGGCGGAGTGCCCGATGGGGTGTTTTCGGCGACGACATAATTTGTCCGACAGAAATGTCGGACAGAGTCGTTCGCTTACTTAACCTCATTGGGTTCCGTGTTAACCGCGAGAAGTCCTACACCGAAAGGCGTGGGCGGTTTCGTGAATCCTGTGGAGGCGACTTTTATATTGGTCGCAATGTTCGAGGTGTCTATATCAAGACACTTAGATCCCCACAGTCACGGTATGTAGCCATTAACCTTCTGAATGAATGGTCCGCCAAGTGGTTAATTCCACTACCGCGGACAGTCGGTTACTTGCAGGATTCTGTGAGGCATTTGGCAGTGCCTCCTCATTCTGCAATCGACTCTGGTATACGCGTTCCATCAGATTTGACTCTAAATCGTTACGGGCTTTGGGTCTCCTCTAAGAATAGTACATTTCTGTACCGTTGTTATGAAGCCTGGGTCCCAATGATTAAGTTAAAGTCTGACGGCCGTATAGTATTACCTCGTGGCAATTTCCAGCTGCGATGTCGCATGTATAACCCTGACGGGTTACTCATGTCATTCTTAGGTGGTTACATACAAAGTAGCAGCATACCGATTTCCCTTAAGCAAGGAGAGCGGCCACGCTACCGGATGAAGACGCGAAGAACTCCGTTCTGGAGTCCTTCCGTCGAGCAGGTGAATTTGCACTCACCTGGTTTTTGG